TGTAGTTGCAGGACAGGACTACAGCAACGAATCAGCAGAGGTACAGGCTATCTGTGCTGCTGTGCATACTGACGCGGTTATTGCCGCTTATAACGCATCACTAGAAGAAGGTATTTAATCATGGCAGCAACTTGGACAATCGCAACACTCGAGCGCAACACAGCAGACGATGGCGTATTAGTAGCACACTGGCGCGTAACAGAAGTAGACGGCGATTACTTAGGCAGCTCTTACGGCACTTGTGGCTTTACTCCTAATGCAGAAGCTGAAGGCTACACAGCCTATGCAGAGATCACTGAAGCTATGGCTATTGAGTGGGTTAAAGCATCCATGGGCGAAGAGGCTGTTGAAGCTCTTGAGTCTAGCATTTCTGCACAGATCGAAGAATCAAAAGCACCGGCAACTTCTGCTGGCGTACCTTGGTAAACCACTAACTTAAAATGAGGATACAAACATGGGCGAGAAAAAAACAACTCCCATTGTAGTAAACGATGTTGAATACACTTTTGAAGATATGACCCCACAGCAGCAGGCTATGGTTAATCACTGTAATGACCTAGATCGTAAAATTAAGTCTACGCAGTTCAATTTAGATCAGTTGTCTGTAGGTAAAAATGCCTTTGTTAAGATGCTTGTTGATGATCTTGAAGGCGAAATTGTAGAAGATTAAAAGGTGTAAGCTATGCTTGCTGAATTAGCCGCTTGTAACGCAGCCTTCTCTGTTATCAAGACGGCTATCGGCAACGGTAAAGACCTTTATGATTGTGGCGAAGCTGCTAAAACATACTTTGCTAACAAAAGTACAATCTCCAAACGTGTAGCATCCAAGGGCAAAAGTGACTTGGGTGCTTTCATGGCTCTGGAGAAAATTAAAGAGCAGGAAGAGTGGCTGCGCGAGCATATGATATACGCAGGCCGTCCTGATATGTATTCTGACTGGCTAAAGTTCCAATCAGACTGCAAGCAAGAACGTGAAAGAAACGCCAGAATTGCTTTGCTTAAAAGGCAGAATATTATCAGCATGGTGAAGCAGTTCATTACTGTTGTGGGCATAGCAGTAGCAGTAATACCCGTTTTAATCTATGCAATTATATTTATGGTGAAAAAATAATGTATCAATATAATCACACTAGACCAACGCCACACCTCCTTTTTGATGTAGCCAAAGGCAATATCTTTAACGAAAAAGCAGTAAACATTTTTGGCATCAACCGAGCTGTTGGCACTGCATACGAAACTATCTGGGATGATAGTGGGAGCTATGTTTACCCGCCAAACGCTTTGATTATGAGCGTTGTCTCTACTTCTGCATCTGACACTATGGACGTTCTAGTAGATGGCTTAGATGCTGATTACAACATACTGCAAGAGATTGTTACTTTGACCGGCACTGTAGCCGTGAATACTACAAACGCATTTTTTAGAATAAACTCATTGGTGATACTTGGTGGCGAGAACGTAGGCGGCATTTCAGCATCTAATGCAGCAGTAGTTTATGGTTTTATTGGCCCCTTGTTAGGTGTAAGCCAGTCAAGTGTTTACACTGTTCCAGCAGGGCATTCATTCTATCTATTTAGAATAGACGTAAACTCTGCAACTACTACCGGCAATAAGTTTCTTTACATTCGTAACGTTGTTACCACTAACGGCAGGACTATTCGAGCCAGTGAAGCTACGTTTGCAGTCTCTCAAGTAAGCTATGATAGGCAGGTTCCGTTTAAGATAGTAGAAAAAAGTGATTTCTCATTTGAGGCTAAGTCAAGCTCTAGCACTAATGAAATAGCTATTTTTCTTGAAGGTGTTTTGGTTAAAGACATTTGATGTATAATCATTAAAAATTAGCTTAGGAAATATAATGGTCGAATCAGGTAAGGAAGTAATTGACGTAGCCGCTGGCTCTACTGCGGTTCTGGCTTTGGCTGCATGGCTGCCGCCAGTGTCCAGTTTACTGGCTATACTCTGGTTTGCCATTAGGATATGGGAATCTGACACAGCTAAGGAGATAACTGGTAGAGATGTTAAGTAATCTCATAGGGCCAGCCACTAAGCTGCTGGATAAGTTTATTCCTGATGCTGATACAAAACAGAAGATCGCGCACGAACTGGCTACAATGTCAGAGAACCACGCGCAAGAAATCGCGCTTGCTCAGATAAAGTTGAATACAGAGGATGCCAAGGGAAACTGGTTTCAGTCAGGATGGCGACCTGCTACCGGCTGGGTATGCGTTGCAGGTTTTGGAGTTAATTTTCTAATATCACCTTTGTTAGCTGGCTTTAATATAGATATACCGCAAGCCGACACATCTACTATGCTACCAGTTCTGATGGGTTTGCTCGGACTTGGCGGCCTTAGAACTGTTGAGCGATTAAAGGACAAAAAGTAATGGCTAAGAAACCTAAAGAAAAAACTTATTTCAAGGCTAAAGAACTGACCTGCAAATGCGGTTGTAATACTATCGAATTTGACCTTGGCTTTCTGGCCACCCTGAATGCTATCCGAGAAGAGTGCGGGTTTAGCTTTCCCATCTCATCCGCTTATAGATGTCCTTTGCACCCCATAGAAGCTCGTAAAGAGCGACTAGGAGCGCACGCATATGGAAAGGCGGTAGATATATTGTGCTCCGGTGAAAACGCCTTAGAAGTGATTAGAGTGGCTCAGGCGCATGGCATTAAAAGAATTGGCGTTCAGCAGAAAGGTGGCGGCAGGTTTATCCACCTTGATGCGTGTACAGAGGAAGAAGGTTTCCCCCCGGCTATCTGGTCTTACTAAATTACCCGACAAGACTGAAGCCCCTTTCGAGGGGTTTTTTTTCGCCTATCGTAAATTAAATGTATCAGAAGGCTTTACATTGTAAAGAGAAACAGGCATAGTATCACTTCATTCAACGAAGCAGGGGGCAGTATGGGCATTAAGTATTTATATCATTACGCGCTAGGCAAGTTTGATTGCGCTATTGGCAATGAAGCTTTAGAAGGGCAAAGCGAAGCATACTATGACGGTTATAACGACCAATACCAAAACGAACAAAACCAAGGGGCAGAAGAATGAAAGCATCAGAATCAATTAACGAGTTGGCAGCAGCTCTATGTAAGGCGCAAGGCGAGATGGGCGGGGCTGTTAAAGACTCATCTAACCCGTTCTTTAAATCAAGCTATGCCGACCTAACGTCAGTAATCAAGGCAATCAAGCAACCATTTGCTGACAATGGCCTAAGCTATACACAATTCCCAACTAACTTTGGTGATCGAATTGGCGTAGTAACTATGCTAATGCACACTTCTGGCCAGTTCCTTCAGATGGAATACACCCTGCCAACTGTTAAGCAAGACCCGCAGGCCGCTGGCTCGGCCATAACTTACGCCAGACGGTACGCTTTGCAGTCAATTGCTGGCATTCCAACTGCTGACGATGATGCAGAATCTGCAATGCTTAGGGGCGATCACAAGAACCCTTTAAGTGCTGACCAATCTGCACAAATTAAAGCTTTGCTTGAGGAAACTGGCACAGATGTTGCCAAGTTCTGCAAGTGGTTAAAGGTTAGCTCGGTAGATAAGGTTTTGGCTATTCACTACGACAGAGCCGTAGCCGCGCTTGAAGCCAAGAAATGATTATCTTAGATCACGAACAGGGAACGGAAGAATGGCTTGCTGCTCGATTGGGCAAGCCGTCTGCCAGTAACTTTTCTAAGCTAGTTACAGCTACTGGTAAGCCGTCCTCATCTGCCGACAAGTACATCGACCTGCTTGTGGCAGAACGCCTCACGGGTAAGTCTGAGCCGTTTTACACCAATGACCATATGGCTAGAGGCAACGAGCTAGAACCTGAAGCCCGCGAAGCCTATGAATTTATATCGAGCAATACGGTTACAGAGCATGGGTTTATTCTTGATGACTCAGAAGAGTTTGGCTGTAGTCCTGACGGCTTGATTGATGGCGGCGGTTTAGAAATTAAGTGCGCGGCCCAAAGTACGCACGCTGGCTATATGAGAGATTCCCAGATAGCCGTTAAGAAATACTATCACCAGATTCAGGGATGTATGTGGGTCTGTGATCGTCAGTGGTGGGATTTGTTTTTATACCACCCCGAATTGCCTCACGTTTTAGTGCGGGTAGAGAGAGATGACCAGTTCATCGAAGCTTTGGCCATTGAAGTAGATAAGGCCGTTAATGTTATTTTAAACCAAGTGGAGCAACACCAATGAAAACAGTAGGAATCGCGTTAAATATCAACCTTAGCAAGCTAGACAAGAAGCGTTTTGTAACGGGCAAGAATGGCACCTATGCTGATCTAACCGTCTTTGTTGACCTGCAAGAGCTAGACCAGTACGGCAACAGCGGTGGCATCAAAATGGCGCTTAAAAAGGATGAGACAAAAGAAAACACCAAGTTAGATTTTGTCGGTAATGCCAAAGTGTTCTGGAGTGATGGTGGCCAGCCTATGCAGCAACAGAGTGCGCCTTCTTCTAACCCTACCATTGAAGAGATGGATGACGACATCCCCTTCTAGGCAAAAAAAAGCCCCCTAGGCAATAAAGCTTTCGGGGGCAAACCATAGGAGAAAACAAGGCAGGGGAACCTTGCCTAACTAGGATAACATAGGTAGTAGATATGACAAATGCAGGAAAGTGTTTAAGAGTGGCTCAGGAGCTTAACAGCATCAACAGCAGTAAGGTTGCAGAGCTAATGGGGGTAAGCCGTCAACGAGTGTTTCAGTGGCGTAAACAAGAGAATATGAAGCTACACACTGTTCAGGGCTTGTGTGAGATATTCGATTTAGCGATTGATCAGTTTTGTTTACTGGGTGATAGATAGTAAAAAACCCCCTGTTTTACGAGGGGGCTTTACTTTAAGCCTTTGGAGGGCTTATACTTATTGTGCGAAGAATAAGAAAGGTAAGTATAGCTGTAGGTTCCTATAGCGTCCACACCAACTCCTTTCTTATATTGCAAACAATGTTTGGGCTTTAGGCTGGCGGTTCCTTAAATTAAACGTCAGATACAGGGTTGACCCTCCCTACAGAGCCTCACAGTTAAATCGGTTTT